TAGTTGCAGGAACAGGTGCTGGTGCAGCTAAAGATGCTGATACTTGCTTCAACATAATGATTGGTTGCAACTCTGGTGCAGCATTAAATGAGGGTGATAAAAACATATTGCTTGGTCAGTGTTCAGGTAATACTTTAACGAATGGTTCTGCAAATATTGCCATCGGACATCTCTCTATGAGAGATTCGACGGGTGGATGCTACAATGCCTTCTTTGGTTCATACACAGGTATGCAAGCAGGTGATACTCTATCGAAAAATACTGCAGTAGGTAACGCAGCACTGATGAAAATTGGTTGTTCAGGAGCAGCTTACTGTAACACAGCAATAGGTGCAAATGCTGGAAAATGTATAACCACAGGTTGTGAAAACTTCTTTGGTGGATACCGAGCAGGTGGACTTGGTTTTATCACAGGTTCTGGTAACATATCAATTGGAAATCACTCATCAGAAGATTTAACTTCAGGTTCTCGCAACACTGTTGTCGGAGGATGTGCTGGTGCTAATTTAACAACTGGAGGTTGTAATACTTTCATTGGAACATGCGCTGGACTAGGTGTTACCACAGGAAGTAATGGAATCGCAATTGGATTTAACGCTGCAGGAAGTGCAAGACAGGCATCTCAAAATATTTACATTGGTGAGTGTGCAGGATATAACGTATTAGATAGTGGTAATCAGGTTATAATTGGACACAAAGCAGCATACTCACAGTGTGATTGGGGTTATGGATTTATAGTAATTGGTGCATGTGCAAGTTACTGTAATAGTAGTGGTCAGTTTAATACCACTATTGGTAATGATGCTAATAAAAAAGCAACAAGTGGATCATATAACGTATTCTTTGGACATGCTGCAGGTTGTTGCTTGGCTGGTAGTAGCAACACTGTAATAGGAACCTGTGCAGGTGGTGCTGCTTCAGGTGGAAGTTCAAACGTATTCGTAGGAAAATATTCTGGTAATGCTAATTCGGGTGCTAACAATACTTACCTTGGATCTGGAGCAGGTAAGAACGGTACTAGTGGTGATAGTAATATTGCAATTGGTATGAATGTGTGTCTAATGTCTGCCACAGCAGATCAACAATTAGTAATTGGATCCTGTCATTATGATTCAGATCCAAATGCACGTTGTGTTCACTATTTGGTTGGATGTAAGAGCACTGCTGGTTGCACTCTCGTAAGTATTGGAACAACTGTTCCTGATGCTGTGGTTGGAGCTGCACTCACAAGTAAGTTAAGTGTTGGTATTGTATCCGCATACAAATTATATGGTGATGGTTCTGCCTTAACTGGAATTTCTGGTGGTGGTGGTGGATTCTCACCTGACGATGATAAAAACTTACTTGCTGGTACTTGTGCTGGTGAAGACTTAGATGGCAGTAATGGTTGCTATAACGTATTGATAGGTGAGTGTGCTGGTATGAATATGACCAGTGGTGCTGACAATATTGCAATTGGTTGTAAGGCAATGGGAAATGGCGTTACAACTGGTAATTATAATATAGCATTTGGTAAAGATGCAGGTTGTCAATTAACAAGTGGACCACATAATATATTCATAGGAAGAGGTGCTGGTCAAAATAATACAACTGGTAAAACTAACTTCTTTGGTGGATACTCAGCTGCAAGATGTAATACATCTGGTTGCTACAATGTAATATTTGGTCTCTCTGCTGGTAAGTGTGGAGCTTCAGGAAATTCTAGAGTCTTTATTGGTCAGGGTGCAGGATTTAAATCTTGTGCCAATCACAACTACTTCATTGGATATTATGCTGGATGCTCAGCTGGTGTCGGTGGAGGAGGTGGATACAATATTGCGTTTGGATATAACGCTGGTAAGGAACATACCACTGGATACAACAACGTTTATATTGGTTGTAACGCTGGAAAAACGTCTGCTGCAGCACAACACAACGTAGTGGTAGGATCGAATGCTGGTCGAAATATCACCACGAATGGTAGTTGTAATGTTATTGCTGGATATGAGACAGGATGTGCTAATACCACTGGATGTGAAAACGTTTACTTTGGAAGACAGGCAGGTAAAACTGATCAGACTGGTTACCGTAATGTTTATATCGGTATGACAGCTGGTAGAATACAGGCCAGTGGAAGACATGATAATGTTTTCATAGGTAATGGTGCTGGTAGATATAGCACTTCTACAAATAGAGGTGTCTTTATTGGATGTTATGCAGGTCTTAAGAATGATAGTGGTGAATCAAATGTCTTCATAGGAACAAAAGCTGGTGAAGGATGTAGTGGTGCTTGTATTAGTGGTGATAGAAACATTGCTATTGGTTGTGTAGCAGGAAGTTACCTAACAAGTGGTACTGATAACATCTTCTTGGGAGCATGTGCAGGTAATACAAATACTAGCGGATCTAAAAACGTAGCCATTGGATGCAATGTAGAGTTAGCATCTGCGACTGGTAGTTGTCAGTTTATGATTGGTTTGGGAAGTAATAAGTGGATCTGTGGTGATAGTTCCTTTAACATCTTTGATAAGGATGGTAACCAACTTAATGGTGCTTCTAGTGGAGGATTCTCACAAGACGATCAAGGAAACTTAGTTGCAGGAACAGGTGCTGGTGCAGCTAAAGATGCTGATACTTGCTTCAACATTATGATTGGATGTAATGCTGGTGCAGCATTGTGTGCAGGGGATCATAATATTTTCTTAGGAGCATGTACAGGATGTTCCATGACTGATGGTAGTTATAATTTGCTTTTTGGTAAGAGAGCAGGATGCGCTCTCACTACAGGCACTCAGAATATTTTAATTGGTAGTAGTGTGGGTAGACAATTAACCACTACTGGAGATAATATTGTTATTGGTAGAGGTGCTTTACAAGCTTCAACAACATCCTGCGATAATATTATTGTTGGATTAGAAGCTGGATATAATTTAGCATCTGGAAGACATAATCTTTTGGTAGGAACACAGGCAGGATGCGATCTTTCTACAAATTGTCATAGTATTTTAATTGGATATCAGGCTGGAACAAACCAAACCACTGGTGGCTCTAATATTTTTGTTGGACAGTGTGCTGCACAAAAGTGTGCAGTAACTGGTAGTTGTAACATTGCCATCGGTGTTATGGCAGGTTTGAAACTTACAAGTGGAATGTGTAATATCTTCATTGGAGAGTGTGCTGGTAAGTGTATTGATAGTCAATCTAGAAATACATTCATTGGATCTAGAGCAGGACATTATGCGGAGGGTAGTGATAATTTCTTTGGAGGATGGGGTGCTGGTAGATATGTCCATGGTGATTATAACGTATTCATAGGGAGATATTCTGCAAAATCCACTTTAAATAATAATACTCATCGTAATACTGGTCTTGGTTATGCTTCTTTTTGTAATATTGATGATGGATGTTGTAATGTTGCAGTAGGTCAAAATGCAGGAAACAAAGTTACTTCTGGTCACAATAATGTTTTCTTGGGAAGTTGTGCTGGATATCATGCCACAACAGCTGATTATAACGTTTTAATTGGTGCTGGTGTAACATCAGGTGCAACAGTTACTGGTGATGCACAATTTAAGATTGGTTGTGGAACTAGTCATTGGATTTGTGGTGATAGTAACTTTGTTATCTATGATAAGGATGGTAATGCAATCACAGGTGGTGGTGGTGGTGGATTCGGACCAACTTCTGGTAGTGATGGATTAGAAAACTTATATTCGGGAACTTTAGCTGGTAATGCTTCTGATTCTGATACTTGTTATAATGTTGCATTAGGATGTAATGCTCTCTGTTCAAATAATGGAGGTGATCACAACGTAGCAATTGGTAAAGATGCAGGAAAATTAGTAACTGACGGTGGTAATGTTTTCATAGGAGGATATACTGGTCATAGTGCAACAAATGAAGAGCATAATGTTATGATAGGTCATTTTGCAGGTGGAAATAGTGAATCTTCTTCTAACGTTGCGATTGGTGCTTATGCATTATGTTATGCTGCAGGATGTGGTTGCAACATCGCAATTGGATCACGAGCAGGACATTGTATGTGTAATTCATTCAACGTTGCAATAGGTTTCTGTGCAGCAAGAGAGGCACATGGTGCAAATAATAGTGTCTTTATGGGATGTGCTGCAGGTAAATGTAATTGTGGTTCCTATAATATTGCTATTGGTGATTGTGCTATGTTTGGAAGTAGCACTGTTTCAAATAATAGTGGTGATGATAATATTGTCTTTGGTGCTTGTGCTGGTCAGGGACTCACTGGTGGTAGTAAAAATATTTTAATGGGTAAACGAGCTGGTAGATGCGTGACCACTGGTAATAATAATATTATTTTCGGTGTTTTTACTGGTCAGAATTTAACTACAGGAAAATATAACGTTGCATTCGGTGAAGAGGCAATGTCTGCTGGCACTCTCACTGGTGATCATAATACCTCGATAGGTAAAGCATCAGCTGCTAATCTTACCTCTGGTGACAATAACATTGCGTTTGGTCATTATGCATTGAACAAAAATAAAGCAGGTTGTAACAACGTAGCAATTGGACAATATGCTCTGCAATCTAGATGTTGTGGACACCACAATATAGCAATTGGAATGTATGCCCTACAGGGACATGCGACTGGAGCTGCTGAAAGTAATGGATGTTGTAACATATTCATGGGACATTATTCTGGAAAGAATATATGCAGTGGTAACAATAACATTGGAATTGGAATAAAAGCTGGATGTGATATCGAAACTGGTTCTATGAATATTATGATTGGATGTCATGTGGATGGAAGTGGTGCTGGAGTTGACAAAGAAATTGTCATAGGATATGACAGTAGTGGTGTTGCAAAAGGAACTAGAACATTCTTTGTTCAATCAGATATGGGAGTTTTTCATGCAGGTAATACCAGCACTTGGAGCACTGTTTCAGACCTTAGAATTAAGAAGAATGTAACTGATAATACCACTGGACTTGATAAGATAAAAGATATACAAGTTCGTAACTTTGAGTATAGAACTAAGGATGAAATCACTGATTTTGAAAATCCAGATGCAGTCGTAGTTAACGAAGAGGGATTACAACTTGGTGTAATTGCACAAGAAATACAACAAGTTTTACCAGATACTATTATACAACAGAGCACAGGTGCATTAAGTGTAAATACAGATAATCTTGTATGGTATCTCATTAATGCAGTCAAGGAACTGTCTGCAAAGAATGATGCACTTGAGGAACGTATTAAAAATCTTGAAGGGTCATAAGTTGACATCAATATAATATAAGTGTATAATAAAAAGATATATTTGATTTGAATGAATAAGAAGTTTTATTTTATGGCAGGTCTTCCGAGAGCAGGAAGCACTTTATTGTCAACATTATTAAATCAGAACCCAAGATTTCACTCAGGACCTTCAAGTCCTGTTCTTGGTGCAATGTATAATGCTCATGAAAATTTCACAGGTAATGAACTTTATACTGGATATCCAAAACCAGATGCTGTCAACAAAATAATTGGATCAATTATTGAGAATTGGTATTATGATATAGATAAACCAGTGGTTATAGATAAGAATCGTGCTTGGTGTGCAAGAGTGCCTTTTATTGAAGGATATATCAAGCAAGACGCAAAAGTAATCGTGCCAGTTCGAAGAGTTGATGAGATATTAGCATCAATTCTTACGATGATTAAACGTAATCCATTTCAAGAAGGACAACCAAGAATTAATTTTGTTGATGAGCAGTTAGTTAAGTTTAATATTCCAATTAATGATGAAAATAGATGCCAATATCTTCTTTCTGATCAGGGTGGTATTGTATGGGAATCATTAAATGCGACTAAATTGGGAGTTGATGAAGGACATAGTGACAAATTTCATTATGTAGATTATAATGATTTGGTGGATGATCCACAGACAGAGTTGAATAAAATATATACTTTCTTGGGTGAAGAATCATTTGAACATTCGTTTAATGGATTATCAAATCAACATCGTGAAGATGATATCACAACTTATGGATTAGGTGACATGCATGAAGTTCACTCTAAATTAGAAAAGACTTCATCAGATCCATCAGAGGTTCTTCCTGTTTCAATTATTGAACTATATAATAGTAATAAAGAAACTCTTGAGTTCTGGAAAGAACCAATTAAAACTTTCTCAACACAGACAAAGGTTGTAGCACCGAACACAAATCAAAATAGTTATAATCTATTTTCACAATAAATAAAACATAAAGTAAAAATTTAAAATGGCAATTACACATACACAAACAGTAGTAGGATTGACAATCGTCAACAATGCTGATAACATTGTTTCAGAAGTCTCTGTAAAAACAGTATCCGTAGATGATTCGGATCCATCTACACTTACTATTGAAGGTGAAGATTCCTTTGAAGTAGATACAAGTGGTGGCACAGGTGCATCAGGATTTGTTGCATATGAAAGTCTTACACAGTCTGCAATTCTTGCATGGACTCCTGTTGCAGAGGGACTTACTGCTTCTAATACAAAGATTAATCATGAGGCATGGATCAATTCAGTTAAGACACCTCCTACACCAACACACGTAGATAAGGCACTTCCTTTCTAACTTATATCATAATACTTTATTATGCCACAAAAAAAATATTCCTTGTTTCATTTACAGGGTGGATTTGGAAAACATGTTGCTGCCACTGCAGTTGCGAAGTGTATAAAAAATAACTTCCCTAGTCGGGAGTTGATAGTTACTGGTGTTTGGATAGAGATATTTCAGAACCTTCCATTTGTAGATCGTGTCTATCAAATGGGAAATACAAGTTACTATTACCAAAATTATGTTGATGGTATGGATTCATTAGTCTTTGCAAATGAACCATACTTTACAACTGACCATGTAAATAAAAAACTTCCCCTTGTCGAAACTTGGTGTAAGATGTATAATCTTGATTACAATGGGGAGATGCCACAGATAAAATTTAATCCTTTACAAAGAAAGGGTGCAAAAGATTTTTGGCCAAGTCGAGCAAACGGTAAACCAATTATGGTGATACAAACCAATGGTGGTATGTATCAGGAACAAAGACCATATCTATGGGCAAGAGATATGCCTGTGGTATTGGCACAAAAACTTGTAGATCATTATGCAGATGATTATCATATATTTCAAGTTACAAAACCTTCAAGTGAAATTCTAGATGGTGTCGAAGCAATCAAAGATCCAATGACAAATATGGAATTGGTAAGTCTTTTACTTCATAGTGAAAAAAGAATATTAATTGATAGTTGTATGCAACATGCTGCAGCAGCATTAAAGATGCCATCAGTTGTATTGTGGAATGGCACAAGTCCAAAGGTATTTGGGTGGGACATGCATGCAAATATACAGGCAAAGACACCAGCAAAATTAAAATTACCCAATAGTGTATTGTTTGACTTTGACTTTACTGGTCAAGAATCTGAGTATCCATATGTAGATGAGGATGATGATATATTTGACTTTGATAAAATTGTAGAGGCAGTTGATAAAGAATCATGAATGTAGTTGGACTTTATGGTGCGATTGGTTGGAATGTTTTAATCTCCGACAATCCTAAGTTACTGAAACAATCTGAAGAATCTTGGACACATGGTGCGAGTGTAACTCTCATTAAAGATGGTGAACATTGTGTGAGTATCAGTGAAGAGAGGTTGAGTAAAATTAAATATGATGGTAACTTTCCGAGAAAGTCTATTGAGTATTGTTTATCTGCAGGAAACTTAGAGAAACATGATATTGATTTAGTGATTGTTCCATCAATGGCTAATCAAAATTTCTACAAGAATTATATCAATAAAACGATTGAGAAGAAAGTTAAAAGATATTTTCCAAATGCAAGAGTTCAGATCGTTTCACATCACTTGTGTCACGCATACTCTTCTGTATTCTCCTGTGATTATAATGAAGGATCATTTCTTACATTAGATAATGCAGGGTCAGTTTTGTTTGATACATCAGGAAATATATTTGCCTGTGAAAATCATTCATTTGGATACTTTAATAAAAAGAAAAGTCTGTTCAAATTTTATCCTGGCATACCTCAGACAAATAATATTGGAAACTACTATTGGATGTGGGCATATCACATATATGTAAACAAAATACAGAAAGACATTAAACTCACAGATCCAAAGTATCGTGAAACATTCTGTGGTAAGGTCATGGGTCTCTCTGCCTATGGAAACATCAAAGAGTTTAAGAAAGATTGGAGAACTCATTTTGAAGGCATACCACAGGTTGCACTCGAATCTTTTCCTGGTCGTGACTTTAACTATGGTAATCTATCACCAGAGAATAAGGCAAAGCAACTTCAGTATAACTTTGAGCAGGGAATGCTTGAGTGGATGAAAGAACTGAAGAAGGAAGGGTATATTGAGGATAATTTATGTCTTGCAGGTGGTGTCTTTCTAAACATACTTGCAAACTCTGTTCTAAGAAAGAACAATATTACAGAGAACATACACATACCACCATTCCCTGATGATACAGGACTCTCATTCGGAGCTGCCACTTATGGTGTGTTTAAGAACAAAGAACAGGTGACTCTACCAGATAACATCTCTTTGTTTGGTAAGACATATGATGAAGAGGAAGTCCAAGAGGCAGTGTCTGAGACCCAGTATAAGAAGTATGACGACTTCGATGAACTATGTGAGGTGACTGCTGATTTACTTGCTCAGAACAAGATTATAGGGTGGTTTCAGAATCGTTCTGAGTTTGGTCCTAGAGCACTTGGGTCAAGGTCAATACTTATGAACCCACAACCAAAGAAGAACAAGGACATTGTAAACTCACGCATCAAGCATCGTGAAGAGTGGAGACCATTTGCTGGTATTATGCTTGAAGAATATCAGAAAGAATATTTCCAAGAGGATTATCCAAATGAGTATATGTTATACTCGTTGGTTGTGAAACCACATCAAAGAAAAAACATTGGTGCAATCACTCATCAGGATGGAACATGTAGAATTCAAACTGTGAATTCTAAATTACATCCAGAGGTAACTACTTTATTACAAAAGTATAATGAAAAAACTGGATGTCCTATACTACTCAACACATCTTTTAATGACAATGGTCAACCTATCATTGAGACACCGAAGGATGCGGTTGATACCTTTAATAATATAGATTTGGATTACCTAATAATTAACAATTTCTTAATTACTAAAAACAAATAAATAAAATTTTAACAGGCATATGAATTTTGCAGTCTATTCAAAGGAAGGATGTCCATATTGTGAAAAAATAAAAAAAGTTTTAGACTTGACAAAGACCAGTTACGTGGTGTATAATTTGGGAGAACACTTTGATAAAGAATCTTTTTATGAAGAGTTTGGTCAAGGGAGCACCTTTCCACAGGTTGTCGTTGATGGTCAAAAACTAGGAGGTTGTGTTGACTCAATCAAATTCCTCCAAGAAAAAAAAGTTATCAACGTCTGAGATAAATAAAAGAGATCTCAAAGTCAATCGTGGTATTGAGCTCATACTTAATAAACCTAAAAAAGGAGGTGTTACTGTGAATACAGAACTTATTACAATCGTTGCACTTCCCATAGCATTCTTACTATTTTCTGTTGGTGCTGTTGCTGGTTGGTTAATTAGAGACTACATGATGAACTATCAAGAGATACCAAGACCTCATCCAGAGATGTTTGATGAAAATGGGAACCTAGTTCCTGACGATATTGTCGCATTTAGATTTGAAAATTATGACAGCAACGAAGAAGACGACGACTAAAACTAAAAAACCTAGAACAGTCACCGTTAAAAAACCTGTAAGTCTTGACTTACCAAGAAAACCTTTTGTATTTGAGGTGTTAGATTTAGTATCACGACAAAGGACAAAGGCAAAGAAAATTGAGGTTTTAAGAAGATATGCAGAACCATCATTAAAAGCAATTTTAATCTGGAACTTTGATGAAAGTTTAGTGAGTATCCTTCCAGAAGGAAAAGTTCCATACACTGGATATGATGAACAGAATACTTATTCAGGTGGAGTTAGTGGTAAAATATCTGATGAAGTTAGATCGATGCACACAAGTGGAAATTTTTCTTTAGGTGTGAGTGATGGACAAGGACACACCACAATTCGAAGAGAGTTTAAACATTTTTATCGTTTTTTAAGAGGTGGTGACGATGGTTTGAATAATCTTCGTAGAGAATCAATATTCATCAATATTTTAGAGGGATTACATCCACTGGAAGCAGAGATTATAATTCTCTGTAAAGATAAAATATTGGGTGAGGTATATAAAATTACTCAGGATGTAGTTGCACAAGCTTATCCAGATATTCAATGGGGTAATAGAGTTTAATGACTAAAACTGTTTGGACTCCAACCGAAAAAGAATCATTAAAAGAAAAATATGGGTGTGAAATTTTAGTTGAAAATGGTTCTTCAGACGAAGTAATGATTACTGATGCACCATCAGATGCTTGGATTGTATTATATGAAATTGATGATGCAGTTCATCGGGATTTAACAAGAGGCACAAGAGTTAAATTATTTGATATGTATTACGATAAGTTTGGTAAAGGTGTAAAATCAATTGACTATGGTAGGGGTATAATTAAACCTGCACTGTGGGGATATCAATCTGCAACAGCACCAAAAAAGAAAAAGAGAAGGCAAATTCCATAATAGGGCAAAAAAAACTCGGCAAAATTTTTGAACTCTTAAGATTTTCTAAAATTGTAACAAAAGTTACATAAGTGCTTGCATATATAGTATGAATGTGTTAGTATTAACACAACGTTCACCCCAATAGGGGCGCAAGTAAGCCGACTCGGAACGGGTTCGTTCATCCTTATGTACCAAATTCTTCTTAGTCTAATAGTAATTGGAGCACCACTTGATTGTGAGACTGCTTCTGAACTAATAGATTCTGCAAGTAACAATCCTAATAAATCTGAGCAATTGGAAATAGTAAGGGTTGTGGTGGCACATACTGATCCAGTATGTTTTAAATCTAAGGACGCACAAGTTGACTGAAGGAACGGATATTAAAAACATCCAACTACTTTAGGAGATCCAAATGGCAAAAGTCACATACCGTGGTGTCGTCTATGACACCAACAGAAACAAAGCTCAGCAAGCAAAAGAGGTCGAACTCACATATCGTGGTATCGCTCACACTGCTAAGTGATTGTAACTTTTGAGATTTTGGTAGCATCTGCTATCTTTCTCACAATCATAAATGCTGAAATTCAGTTTCTATACGGAAAATAAAACGAAGGGGTTGATCCCCTTCTTTTTTTGTGCTATACTAAATAAAATGAAAATCTCATGAATAAAGAAAATCTTAAAATTCTTATTAATGATTTAGAACGTGCTGTTGCAGAATTAAAAGCAGAAGTATATTCTGATAAAACATCATACTTAACTTATGAAGCATATAAGAAACTTCAAGATGACAATGTTCCTGAATTAAATTATGGTCAAATTTTTGAGGATGATGAATGAGAAGTAAAGAAGTTTTAAAAAATTTAAAGGAAGCACTTAAGCAAGATCATCTATATAATGATCAAGAACTTAAATTCATGAAAGAGCAACTATCAATTTTAGAGGAAGAATTTGAAAGAAATAAAAAACAAAAGTCAAAAGGATTTGGAAAATGACAGTTAATTTAATAAGCATCACACCTGATGCTGAAAAAATGATGGCTCATATTGCCAGAGTATCTAATCCAGATAATCAAGATAATCCAAACTACGCAGGATTATTAAAATATTGTATCAAACATAATCATTGGTCTGTGTTTGAGCAATCTACAATGACACTTGAAATTGAAACTACAAGAGCAATTGCAGCACAGATACTAAGGCATCGTAGTTTTACGTTCCAAGAATTTTCTCAAAGATATGCAAAGAGTAATGAATTGGGTGAGATAGAACTACCAGAATTACGTAGACAAGATCAAAAGAACCGTCAGAATAGTATTGATGATTTGGATGAGAAAGTTGTTGATAAACTTAATCGTCAGATGATTACTCTGTTTAGTTCTGCACAGAGTCTTTATAATCAAATGATTGAAGAGGGTGTTGCGAAGGAGTGTGCTAGAATGGTATTACCACTCTGCACTCCTACAAAGATTTATATGACTGGTTCATGTAGATCATGGATTCATTATATTAATTTAAGGTCTGCACACGGAACACAGAAGGAGCATATGGAGATTGCAGAGGCATGTCGTAAGGTATTTACCGAACAATTTCCTGCTGTATCTGAAGCTCTAGAATGGGTCTAAATAACTTTACAATAATTTACAATTATGGCTACATATCCTGTTGTTAACACAAAAACTGGTGAACAAAAAGAAGTTGTGATGAGTATCACGGAATGGGATCAATGGACAGAAAATAATCCAGATTGGTCAAGAGATTACTCTGATCCCTCCACAGCTCCTGGTATGGGGATTGAGAGTGTTGGAGAATGGCAAGACAAATTAAATAAGAAACATCCTAGTTGGAATCAAATCATAAAGAAAAGTGAAAAATCTGCAGGAATACGTGGTAGATTAGCAAAAAGAGGAATCGAGACTTAGTATGGCAAGAAGAAAAAGGGGATCTAATCCAGAGCAACCAATTGGTGTTGGTTTAACTGCCAAACAAATGAAGAGAAAAAAACCTGTAAATAATGCTTACCTAATTGACATCGAACCGCTATCAGATAATCAGAAAAGATTATTTGATTCTTACGATGAACAAAAAAATGTTGTAGCTTATGGTTGTGCAGGAACAGGTAAAACTTTTGTTACTTTATATAAGGCACTCTCTGATGTTTTAGATGAGAGTAAACCATATGAAAAAATATATCTGGTAAGATCATTAGTCTCTACAAGGGAGATTGGATTCTTGCCTGGTGATCATGAGGACAAAGCAGACATCTATCAAATACCATATAAAAATATGGTCAAGTATATGTTTCAGATGCCTTCTGACGCAGACTTTGAGATGCTGTATGGTAATCTAAAGGCACAGGAAACAATTAAGTTTTGGAGCACATCTTTCATTCGTGGAACAACATTAGATAATGCAATCATTATTGTCGATGAATTTCAAAATTTAAACTTTCATGAACTTGATAGTATTGTTACTCGTGTGGGTGAAAATACAAAGATATGTTTCTGTGGTGATGCAAGTCAGACTGACTTGATAAAAACAAATGATAAGAATGGTATCGTAAACTTTATGAACATCTTGCGTAAAATGCCATCATTTGATATAATAGAGTTTGATATCAACGACATCGTTCGTTCTGGACTTGTCAAAGAATATCTTTTATCGAAACTAGAGATAAATTTTGATGTTTAATCATGTAGACTTAGATCTTAAACCAATTGCAAGAGAGACAATAGACGGTGTAAGGTTTTATAAAATTCCTGATGAAGATGAACTAATTAAATTAGTTTCTATCACATCAATTACCAGTCACTTTAATAAAGAAATCTTTATTAATTGGAGGAAGAAAGTTGGTAATGAGAAAGCAGATCGTATTACAAAGGCTGCTACAACTCGTGGAACTGATATGCATACACTCACAGAGCATTATCTTAAAAATGATAAGTTGCCAGATGTTCCTCCAATATCTAATTTTCTATTCAAAATATCTAAAAAAGAGTTGAGTAGAATTAATCAAATTCACACTCTAGAAGGTGCACTATATAGTAAACAACTAGGTATTGCAGGAACCGTTGATTGTATCGCAGAACACGATGGTGAATTATCGATAATAGATTTTAAAACATCTAAGAAACCAAAACCACGGGAGTGGATTGAACATTATTTTGTTCAAGCTATGGGTTATGGTTGTATGCTATATGAAATGAAAAATATAGCCGTAAAAAAATTAGTCATTATTATGGCATGTGAAAATGGAGAATGCGTTGTTTATGAAGAAACTGACAAAGCCAAGTATATCAGACTTCTTGGTAGATACATCGACAAATTTGTTAAAGACAAACTGGAGTTTTATGGAACCAAATAAAGAACTCGAAAAGGCAATGGAGAGTAAGTTTATAACTCCTACTAAATTTTCAATGGAGATTGAAAAAATAGTTGCTGAAGAGAAATTGAATTACATAGATGCAATATGTCAATATTGTGAAATGAATGACATAGAGATTCAGTCTGTAACGAAACTTATTACAAAACCTCTTAAAGAAAGGTTGAAATATGATGCAATTCAGTTAAACTTTATGAAGAAGACTTCTCGTGCTAAACTACCTTTATAATGAAAAAATCAGAATTGATACATTGGAGATTGCAAGCGATGCTTCGTGAGCATTCTTTCCCTGACTTACAATATCTAGGTGTAAGACCTGATAGTATTGGTATGAATCAACATTGGTATTCGATTGATGGGAATGAGGTTCCTGTTGATGCAATTGAAGAATTAGAAAGTGAGGAAGTGAATGAAAGTGACACCGTTTGAAACCTATCAGACATATCTTTCAATGAAAAGTCATTTCACTAATAAAAGATATGACTTTTTTAAGTATGGAGGTAAGTCAAGAGCAACAATGGCATCCTTCAACAAGAGAAAGGATAAGTATTGGTTTGAAAAAACATCGAGGAAATATTCTGATCAGGAGATCACTGATTTTTTATTATCAAATTTTGTAACCACTGAAACACCACAAAACTTATGGATTGGAGAAATTATAAATTCTGGAGAAAGAACATACGCAGACTGGATGAGACGACAACAGAGTTTGACATACTTATTCAAAGAACAATCAAAAAAATTACTATCGGAAAAAGAATTAGAAGAAGTTTTCAATTGTTCGAAAGGTCATCCACCGATACTCAAAAAATATCTAGGAGGAGAGATAAGTTTAGAAACCTTAGTTATCTTCGAAAAAATCTTTTCTTTTGGGAAAAAATTTAATCGCAAACTTAAAGATCCAGTGTGGGAAACCGTCAACATGAAAATCAAAAAGTATGTTCCTTTCCTAAATATTAATGTATTCCATTATAAAAAAATTCTAAGAGAGATTGTAGATGAGTAAATTTTTTGATTCAGAAATCATTCAAGAAGAACTTGAAAAAATTAACGAACTTCAAAAATTACTTTATGGTAATGTGATGCAATTTCCTAGTATGGAACGCATTGAACAAATAGAACACATTGATTTATTGACAGAATTATTAGACAAACAGAAGGTCATGTATGCTCGTCTGTCACTATCTGATGATCCTGAAGCCATTAAAATGAAAGATTATTTGCAAAAATCAATTCCTTTAATGGGATTTCCCAGAGGAACTGATATGAATTTGCTCTTTGAGGGTATGAAAGAAACAATTTCAAAACTTAAAGACAATATTGACAAATCATAATTAATCTATTATAATCTAAACATCCAAAGAAATCCAATTTAATCCGAGGTATCCAAATGTCATTTGCTAATCTAAAAAAGCAATCAAAACTAGGTTCTTTAACTGCAAAGTTAGTTAAGGAAGTCGAAAAATTAAACACTAACGGAGCATCAGGTGATGACCGTTTGTGGAAACTGGAAGTTGATAAATCAGGTAATGGTTATGCCGTTATTCGATTCCTACCAGCACCAGATAATGAAGATCTACCGTTTGTAAAACTCTATAGTCATGCATTCCAAGGTCCTGGTGGGTGGTATATAGAAAACAGTCTTACTACTCTTGGTGGTAAAGACCCAGTATCAGAGTATAACTCTCAACTATGGAACAATGGAACAGATGCAGGTAAGGATGCTGCTCGTAAGCAGAAACGTAAACTTACATACATTAGTAACATCTATGTTGTAAAAGATCCTGCCAATCCTGAGAACGAGGGAAAGGTATTTTTATATAAGTATGGTAAAAAAATCTTTGATAAACTCACAGCAGCAATGCAACCTGAGTTCGAAGATGAAGAAGCAATCGATCCATTCGATTTTTGGCAAGGTGCTAACTTCAAGTTGAAGGCAAAAAATGTAGCAGGATACAGAAACTATGACAGTTCTGAATTCACTGCAGTCACTCCTTTACTTGATGATGATGACGCACTCGAATCTGTTTGGAAGAAAGAAAACTCTCTTAAAGAGTTTGTTGATGCCGATCAGTTCAAATCATATGATGACTTGAAAAAACGTTTAGAGTATGTGCTTGGTAGTAAGAGACCAACCAGTTCTATTGAAGAGGAAGATACTGATCGTGGTGCTGCTGAAGAGTTAGTTACTGCTGCCGTATCTACAACTCCATCATCTGTAAATGAAGATGATGATGATGCACTGTCATATTTTGCAAAACTTGCAGAAGAGTAATTAATTTGTTACTCTAGTATTTTCTGTTCGAATTAACTTATCGTTTATGTATTGAGATGATCTATTATAGGTCATCTCTTTTCTTATGTCATTTAAAAACTGTTGTAAATATTCTGAACGAAGAATGTCTATAGATCTCTTCTTTTGATTTTCTCTCACCTCATACTCGTAATTCGTTACACCTCTTATTGTTTCGGATGGTGTTGTTGTTATATTTTTTCCGTCATAGTAACTCACACTAAAACCAGTGCTTACAATGTTCCCTGATGGTAAAATTACTACTCCACGACTATTCTTAATCTCTTTGGTTTCATAATGTTTAACGTTGTTTATTTCTGTCAAACCATACTTCGATACTGTGAAGTCATATAATTCTTTATCCGACAATGGCCATTCATCACGAACATTTATGATGTTTGCTGTTATGAGCACAACCCAATCAAGATTTGATTTTCCGTAGATATCTCTGGCAACTGTGTCTGGTCTATCACCGTCATCAATTTCATACTTATTGAAAACACTAAAGACATTCTTCAAATCATCACGTATTTTCATACGACGAAATATATTTTTTGCAGTCACATAAGTCGAACTTGAGATACGACTTGTGTATGGTGACTGATATTGTAAATTTGGTAGTTCTCTAAAATATCCCATTAGAATCCTGTTCCCTCCTTACCTTCTTCTGTTTCATAATCCTCAGAGTAAATTGGATTTAATTCTTGAAATGATAAATTCACTTTCATGTGAACAGGTGCAGTATTATCATAGGTTGCATATGTTCCTGCACCCGTATAGTTGACTGCCATATTTAACAATGCCATTGGTTTAAATTTATGTAAGAATTGATGATTTTTACGTCCAGTTTTATATGTTAATTGAAATACATCTGGTGATTTTATAAAGAGTCCACTACCTTTATTTTCACCAGTTGAACTATTCTTTGCGTTTAAACTTTTTTTGAATGCAC